CCAAGAAGCCAAGCTGTGACCACCATCCAGATCGGGATGAAATAAACGAGAAAGTACAAGTGTGTCCACAACTCTGTGTTGAGGAATGTGTATACCCCATAGCCTGTGCAACACAGGAAGATCGTACCCGATAACATTATGGCCGCATACCTGTCCACCTTTTGCCAGTTCATCCATCAAACTCCTTCTAGATAAGTGGGTCAAGTGAGCTTCGTTCGATCTCTTGGTAACCACGCAGTGTACTTTCGTAGGGTTCAGGCCGTCTGCCTCTATGTCTAGAAACACAGTATTCGTAGTAGGCGAGATCAAGCTTCTGTCTTTCTGATAGTTCGCTACCACCATCCCTCATCTCCCTGTTCTGTTCCTGCTCCATAATCCAACGTCCCATCTTCGACATCTTTGATTTCCTCCAAGTCACTGAGCGTAGCATAATCTACATTACCTACTGCTGTCAAATCATCTTCGACAAGGAACCTGCTACACTCGTTACACATATCAACGAACTCCCCGCTGTTGCTGAACTTCTTGGTTAGCTCGTAGTCTGTCATTATCTTATCACAAGCAACACATCTCATTCAAATATCTCAGTGAGCCTCCCTGTCTCCTTGTCGTACATCAACGCAGTGGCTGGTCCTGTCATACCACTGAACCTGTTCTTCAGCACACGCACGTTGGTGGTGTTACGTACCATAGGATCTTCTGCTTGTGCGTTACGTTCTAATCCTAGCACGATGTCACTAAGCTGGGCAATGGCGGCACTGCCACGTAGCTGACCAAGGCTGGTGTATGCACCGTCCTCGTGACCCTTACCATCAGGACGTTTTAGGTGTGACACCACAAACATCGCCACACGCATCTCCTGACAGAACATACGTAGCTTGGTCATGATCTCGTCGATAGCCTTACGCTCGTCACCGTTGTCCTGATCTGATACCAGTATGGATATGTGATCCAGCACGATGTACTGCACACCCAACACTTTGATCTGGTAACGGAACCGTGCCAGTACGTTCTCTATCTTGTTGGAACCAAACGTATCCCACAGCACCACACGGTCGTCTAGGTTGAGGTTGTCAAATACTTGGTCAACTTCACTGGGTGAGTAGTCACAGCCCGGTAGGTGTATGGGTTTGTTGATCTGTAGTCCAACAAGACCACGAGCAGTACGATCAGGCGTCTCTTCAAGGAACGCTAGTCCTACCCTGTCATTGGTCTGTCCCAGTATGGAGAACACTAGCTCACGCATGAACGTGGACTTACCCAGACCAGAGCCAGCACAGATGGTGACTAGCTCAGTCGGTCTAATACCAAACGTCATGTCGTCCAGCCCCTTGTATGGGTAGCGTACCTCTGCCTCCTCCAATGGTTTCTTCAGCGACTCACGCAGTGTACCCAGCATCACCATGCCATCAGGTGTGTAGGTCTTAGCCGCCCACCACCGCTTGACAAACTCTTCCTTGTCACCGTTCAGCAGGTAGTCACACGCATCCTTGTGTTCACCATGATGGAAGATGCGAGCCTTGCCACCAAAGATGTCAGCACACTCTAGAGCAGCAGAGCGGCCATGATCGTCGTTGTCAAAGCAAAAGATAATATGATCGTACTGGTCGAGAAAGTCGTAGGCGCGGCGACAGTCAGCAGCAGCACCTTGGGCACCATTACGAATAGACACAACAGGATACTTACCACCAAACATTTGATAGGATGCCAGTGCATCGAACTCTCCCTCCACTACGGTTATGTATTGACCACCACTAGGAAACAGGTGCTGACCGTACAACCCAGCTTTCTTCCAATCCCCACTGATCTTGAACTGCTTGTCTGGATACCTAGTTTTAACTGCAGTTAATTCTCCTTCTGCAGTGTGGTATCCGAATAGAACGTTGCCTGCCTTCTGCTGTGCGGAGTACGCCGCCATTGTAGTGGCAGTTAGACCCCTGTCCTGATAGCCCTTGTATGGCTCTGCAAAGGCCGCTTTGTCGAAGCCATGTCCTACCACTACTCGTTCCTTAATGTTGCTCACAGAGCCTCCTGTGCCCTCTGGTGAGGGGGTAAACTTAGCACACGCAAAGCAGTAACTAGATCCGTCCTCATTGTATGACAACGCATCGCTAGATCCGCAGTCACCACACTCTTGATGTAATTTAACAAATGCCATATGAATATCCTCTAGTAGGGGTAAAAGTGTCCTAGCAATTGAAGCTCTTCTGTGAGCGTTACACGTTGAACACGTACAGGCAGGAAAGGGTAGCTGTTGATGTGGGCTACGAGAGCTGATTGCGCCCCTGTCTCAGTCTCATAAGAATTACCTTCTTCCCAGTGGTCAGTGCCAACAAGATTATCTGGCTGATATTCTAGCCTGTAAAATATCGTAGGTATTTCATCTGTGTCTATCATCAGTGTATCACCTCCTCGTCATCACCAAACACATCGTTGTACCTACTGGTTAGCTCGTCATCATCAAGAGTCTGATCCATGAACTCACGTTGTAACTTGATGTACATCTGAACGATCTCAACCATCGTGACCTGTTGAAACTCGTACTCAACCAGTTCTTCAATCATCTGTTCGCGTGTCATATGTAGTTCCTATGTATTAGTAATAATATTAATAATAATATTAGTACTTAGTTATCTATATAGAGAGTATACCACAGGTTTAAAAAAAGGGGAATAGTAATTATTCCCCAGATTCCTGCTTTACTGCTAGAAACTCTTCACCGTAGTAAGACTCAATGGGTGCATCGAGGAGATCAAGGAACTTGTCAAGTTTCCCTGACCTCTTCAGTTTCCACAAAGCTTTACGTTCGATCTGCCCTACTCGTGCCCGTGATAAACCAAGCTCTTTCGCTACTTCCAACTGCGACATACCGTGTCTCATTCAAAACCTCATCAGTGATTTGTCTTTCATCTTGACTAGCTTACCATTCTTTCCAATGTACAAGTCAACAAAGATTGAAGTCTTCATTTTCTTTTTACTAGGAAACACCATGTACTCAACACCATCATCTGGTTTGAAGTCACGCAGTCGTTGCACCACACGATAGATAGCCATGCGTCCCGGCTTCAACTCACTATACGGCTTGATGTAATAACTCATATCTCAATACCTCCAAAGGTTTCGTTAAGTCTGTAGTACACGTTGTCGCACCACTCGTTGGAACTGTAGTCAGAGATCACAATCATAGGCTCGTTCTCTGATCCGTTGTGATAGATCAACGAGAACCATCCACGACAGTTACCCTCCACGTCATACGCTTCCACCTGATCCATCTCAGTCTGCGCTAGGTTCTTCAGGATGTGCAGCTTGTCGCTACACCCATGCACAGCTAGCTCCTCACCGTCCCACACTGACACCTTACCGTTGTCACGTAGGCACAGGTCAATAAGCTTCTGGATAACGGGCCGTTCACACGGTGCCGCATACTCTGGATACTTGTTGTCGAATGTAACAATCATACTTCATCTCCATGATCACTATAGTGATAGTCTGCATTGCTTATCTCATCAGCAATAAGATCAAATATATAACTAGAATTGACCCAGTTAGTGATGTCAACTCCCCTTGCTTTAACTGATACCAGTTCAACTAAATCCTCCTCGTCACCGTACACACTGTATTCGATGGTTGCATACAGAGTCATCCAGTCACAGTCCAACTCCACATCCATCACCTGATTACCATACATACTAGCTGTTCCCATAATTTTAACTCCAGTTAAAAGTTTATTTGACGTGTTCGATGATCACCTTGTCGGTGTCGAACTTGTAACATACTAAACACTCCATACACTTTTGTCCAGTGCAATTGGCCCTCCCACCATACGACTTGGACACGTTGTTGAAAACACGATGAAACCCACGAGGGGGTTCCTTCATTACACGATCTATGATAGGATTAGAATAAATAAGGATGAGGTTGTCAGGTATGTACACTTTGTTACGGCGCACAAACTCAACACGCTTAGTCCACAGTGCAAAGGTAGTCTGCGGGTTGGCGTCAGCTATTTCACAATACTTGATGAAGTGGTCATCGTTGATTAGCTCGCCATGACTGTGGAATCTGAAGTACAAGTCATTGAGTTTTGGAATGTCAATAGGCTGATCGCTAGCAAGTATGTCACTATTGCGCTGAAATGCAGGTTGACAATTCTTACGATAGGCGTTCAAGCT